GTGGGGGTTAGACGAAGCAGCCAAAGAGATTATAGGCGAGATATTAGGCGGAAAAGTAAACGCGCCGGATTATCGCCAACTCCGCGCCGACAACGCTCGCCTGACTGCAGAACTGGCAGAGTTGCGAACTGTGCTTAAGTCGAAGGAAATTATCATCGACAATCAAGAAAAACGAATAAACGAATTGGCAGATAGGTTATTGAAAAAAATGAATAACAAAAAAAGTGAATGGAGAAGTAATTTTGTAAAAGCGATTGAGGAAGGTTCAACCGAGCCAGATTTTGATGCTATGCCAATTGAAAAAATAAATCAATATCTTAGAGAGCATGGATACAATCCCGAAAAAGTTGGTTTACGCAGAGAGATACTGGCAGAAGCGCTGATGAAAAACGTAATTGCGCGAGAAGTAATTCAAGGTTTTCTTAATAATCCTCACGGTTGCCGCTTCTGTGATTATGGTGTATTGCGCAAGCCTGGCATTCCAGAAAAAGACCATGACGAAGATTGTCCTTATCTTGCCGCGCGTGCTTATTTGGATAACGATACCAGCACAGTTGTAAAACGTGATTTGTCAGACGCAGAGATTGAAGAACTTGGAGCGGCAGAAGCGGAAAGCAGAGGTGACTGATGAGTGCGGAAGTGTATAAAGACCCATCGCGGAGATGTCCGTTCTGTGGTGAAATTCCGTGGACATATGAAGGTAAAAGAACAAAAGAAATTAGAGTTTACTGCAACAACAAGTCGTATAGGGGTCAACCTGGAATAATTTGTCCTCTTGCTGGCAGAGATTTTAGCGTTGAAGAATGGAGTTACAGACCGCACGAGGACATGTTGTTAGAAAGGTTTTTGACGGCTAAAAAACTATTGCAAGATGCCATAAACGGAACAAGAGAAAATTGGCATGACTGGTTGTCGGAAATCACAGAGGAGTTTTCATGAGTACGGATGAACAATATAAGCCGATTGAATTTAGGGAAAAATATGTGTGTAGTGACCAAGACGAAATAGGATGGGCATTGGGCAAGGTTCAGCAGTATGCAAAGGAGCATGATTTGGTGATGTATGTAATCCGCAAGAACGGATTTTATTACATGACAGACGAATATAAATCTGTCGGTAAACGGGTTGCAATCGTTTACCCCGGCGGACGAACAGAATTAGGATGTGCCTATGAAGGGAAAAGACAGACGAAAACGAGGAATAGGTGAACCGGTGATGGAACTATCCAGCAACTTCACCGTCTACGCCGTGATTAGATGATTATTCAACAAAGGAGAGGCAAATTATGAAACCAGGATTGCCAAGAATAAAAAGTATTGGGGCAGTGTTGAAATCTTATTTTGATTACTGTGGAAGGTGTGGGAAAAAAAGAGAGATTATTGATGGCTACACAAATTTCGGTAGTCTGTATGATTTCGAACCACCAGAGCCAGTAAATCTTTGTGCAAAATGTGTAGAGGAAGAAGTAAAAATGTGGATTGCGTTAGATACAATGCCAGCCCATTGGATACGGGCAAACTACGAAACAAAATTAGCTGAAATTTTGGGTTTTGAGTGGGTTTATCCACCAGGATGCTCATGGGGGGCGTGGCAACGCATAGAGGGAAGGTTGAATAAATGATTACCAAAAAGCCATCAATAACATACGAGATACATAGCAAAGACGGAAAAGACCGCCGGGTGGTTACTGTTGAAAAACCGACAATGGCATATTTTTTAGTGTTTGAGCTAATAAAATTTAGGCGATTGCCGGCAGAATTCCCAGATTTAGGAATAACCGTATTAAAGGCAGAGGACAAATGAAACCAGAAGACCGCAAGCGACTGAAACAGCATATTGAGATGATTGTGGAGCACAAAGAACCGGAGGAAATAGTCCGAGAAAACTTCAAGAAACTACAAGATGAGGTTGCTGACTTGAGAGAAAAGAATATAAAACTGCGTCTCGAGCTGCACACGCTCCGCTTCAAGGAAGCACAGGAAAATAGGTTTATCTGGTGGATTTATCAGGTGTATGCAAAGCACGTTAGCGACCTGTTGATCGAATTAGACCGCACAACTTTTCCCGTAACACCCTTTGGACTTTCCAATACTGTAAAGCGTCTGAAAGAATACACCGGGCATATTTACGATGGTACTTATTTGGATACTGCAATGAGTACCGAACCTTCAAACTCTGATGTTTCAATGACAGAGGATGTTTTAACAGATGTTAAAACAGGGCAGTCCATTGAAATTGAAGATTTGGAAACAGTTGTTGAGCATCTAAAAATCAGGCTATCGGAGTGGCAGGGTGTTGCAAGACAGCTGGCAGACGAACTCGTAGAAGCAAATTCAGAGCGTCTTCCTGTTTCATGGGAAGAACCAGGTGAAACAAGTCGCGCGATGATAGCCTATCGCAATTTAGTAGATATTGAAGATATGGAGGCGAATGATGCCAAGCAACGAAGTTAGTCTTACCGTTGATTTTAAGAATGTAAAACTTGTACAGGAAATTATTAAGAAATTTACGGACGAAGCAACAAGACTGGAAGAGAGAAACGGTATACTTTATTCACACATTGAACTTTTAAATAAAGCGCTGGATGTTTTATGTCCACTGGTCGCAAGAACTATTGACTTTTTACCAAGCGAGCAATTTACTTTGAGAGCAGCTACGAGAGAAGCGCTAGATAACGTTACCTATATTCAAAACAAGGAGTATCGAGAAAATACTAATCAGGATTATTATAAACACGCTGAAAAAACTGCTCTTGTTCGCTTGTGCGGAGTGTTAGGCGTACTTACTGAGAACAATGATTTGGCTACTGCGGCGCTTTTAGCCGCCACCAGAATTGAAAGACTTGAGAAAAAAATTCCAGCCCTCAACGTTGATTTAGCAGAAGCCAGTATGCACGCCTACAATGGCGAAGTGGCGCGGATGAAACTTGAAGCCGAGAACGCCCGCATGACCGCAGAACTGGAAGAGTTGCGGGAGCGGATAAGTAAAGCGCGAGAGGCGTTTTACGCCAACTTTGACGCTGCCAACGCTGCAATCACGATGATTGATATTCTGAATGATGCTGAAATACCCGAACCGCCGGAGGCTACCGATGCTGATAATTAAAATTCAGAACGACGGAACAGGAACGACGGAGATTGGCAATTACCGCTACCAGGTGCTGGTCAACTCAACGAGTATTGAGGTTGGTGAGATCAAGGGACACAAGCGGTCATCCGGCTGGAGGAAACTGGTTGCGAGGTTGCTTGAAAGTAGTTTGTTTATGCAGATTGGAGATAATGATGAAATTCGATGAGAAAAAATGGAGAACGTTAGCGGCGAATAAGCCTGACGAGCTGCACAGCTATATTCCGCAATCGTCAATTTCTGAATTATTTGACGAAATAGGAAGGCTAGAAAAAGAAAACAAAAAGCTAAAAGAAGTCAATGAGGACTTAAAAAGTAGGCTCGATGATTACCGACAGGATTATGCAAAAGTTGTAAATGAATTGTGTCCAACTGATGAGAGACATTGCGGGTGCGTTCCAATCCTGCGCCGAGAGAACAGGCTGATTTCAGAAGAATTAGCCGATGCGAAAGACGAATTGAAACACCGCAGGGACGCATTGATTGATGCGCAACGGATTTACAACAAAGCCAATGAACAAAAAGTTCATTATTTAAGCGCGTTGCAATTTATCGCCGGTTTTGTCAATGCTAAGGACAAAACAACAGTTGATGACCTCATAGCGATAGCCAGTAAAGAAATTGATGCAGAAGGCGATCAAATCGTAGACGCCTGCAATTATTGGGTATCAAAACTACGAGACGCGGAAGATGAATTACAAGATGCCCAACTAAAACCGAAAACAGTTTACACCGTCACTATGTACCGCTACGGAAACAGGGAATGGCACTCATACGTCTTGGGTGCTTTCTCAAGCAATGATATTGCCCGTGAGTGGGCAGCGAAGGAAGAAGAATACAGGGGCGGGAAGTACAAAGCGGAAATCATACGCTGGGGAATAGACAGCCCGACCGATTTTCTGAAAGGGGAATTGTAATGTCAAAAAACTATGAGGTTTATTTCACAAATCCAGATAGCCCTATGTTTCTTGAACAGTGGCTGGAAAATTTGTTGCAGGATAATCGAGAATTGGTAACGTTTAGCGAGGGCTATTGGATATTCAGAATAGTTGAACCTTTGTCCACTATGGAATGCACAACAGATAACGCAATAAAAAGTTACGGCAATTTTTTCGATAAGGCAGTAATTGCTCTTGGGTTTTCGAGTGCGGAACTTCCGGGAAAAGAAACCGAAAAAAAGTTACTGAGGCGCATATCTGATTTATTTTGGCTTGTCAACAATCTGTCTAACGCACTTGAGACTACTTATAAAAAACTTCCTGAACACTGGCGCGACACCTTGCCATTTAGTTACTTTGAGCTAATGAATAAGACGAAAAAAGTAATTGGCAATAAAAAACAGAAGGCTGACTGATGGAACTAACAGGAACGGGCGTGCTACCGGCTTTACTGGTCGGGCTGGTGATACTCATAATCGCAATCAAGGAGGAGAAATGAGCGAATTATTACCTTGTCCGTTTTGTGGAAATAGTAATATCCTAAACCCAATAAATGACAATGGTTGGCTTTGTAAAGTTTGCGGTAGCGAGTGGTATCGTAACACCCGCCCCATTGAGGACAAGTTGACTGCTGAACTCGCCCGCTTGAAAGAAAATGTCGAGTTATTTGCCAACCAATTACAAGCGTGGGGGTTAGACGAAGCAGCCAAAGAGATTATAGGCGAGATATTAGGCGGAAAAGTAAACGCGCCGGATTATCGCCAACTCCGTGCCGAACTCGCTCGCCGTGACGAGAAGATAGCCGAGTTGCAATTCAAACTTGATAGCCTGTGTCCTTGTGAAACAAATCCACAGGACGAACATTATCTGTTGGTGGACGAAGTGTGTCCCATTCACGGACACCCACACCACGAGATAGCCCGCCGTGATGAGATTATCGCAAGGCTGAAAGAGGACGCGGAGAGGTTGGCGTCTAATTACGTTATTGAGGCATTTCCTCATGAGTGGGTATGTCGTGGTGGGTGCCATCACTGGGCGAGATTTGGTGAACAGATTGACCATGCCCCTGACTGCCCAGTCGCCCTACACCGTGCGCTGATGAATGAATTGGAGGAGGGCTGATTGATGCTGATTGAATTGCAACGGCGTAACGACATCCCGCGCAACGTGCTAACGCGCATGTTCCTGCTTGGCGCGGGGTACACGGTGGATGGCGCGATTGGCGCGTTCAAGGCGCGGTACGGGTATGAGCCGACAGAGGGCTGGCGGGTCGGCAATGTGCTGTATGTCAAACTGGAGGTGAGGGAGTGACGGTGGAATTGCACTTGGGCGACTGCCTTGACATCATGCCAACCTTGCCACAGGTTGACGCTATCATCACGGATTTACCCTATGGTACAACGGCGTGTAGTTGGGATGAGATTATCCCCTTTGAACCGATGTGGAAGGAAGTCAAGCGGATATGCAAGGGCGCGTTTGTCACGACTGCCAGCCAGCCGTTTACCAGTAAGTTGGTGATGAGTAACTTGTGGTGGTTCAAGTATGAGTGGATTTGGGTAAAAGAAAGACCGACTAATTTTCTTATGGGTAAAATTCAGCCTATGAAATATACAGAAAATATTTTGGTTTTTTCTGAAAACGGAGCAACTTATAACGCCCAACTTCAAACAAAGTTAGAAAAAAATAAGCGAAATAATAAACCGCGTCCATTGTCAAACAAAGTTTACGGGGATTCTGTTAATGGTAAATACGCTGAAATGTGTGTGAATGGAGGAAACAAAGACTGGATATATCCTAAAAACATATTACACATTTCAATGCAACGAGGGGAACATCCCACCCAAAAACCCGTTGCTTTATACGAGTATCTTATCCGCACCTACACCAACGAAGGCGATACTGTGCTGGACATTTGCGCGGGTTCGGGGACAACGGGGGTCGCGTGCGTGAACACGGGTAGAAACTTCATCGGCATTGAGATTGACGAGGGATATTTCAAGATTGCAGAAAAGAGAATAAAGGATGCTGAAATGCAGATGAGGCTACCACTATGACCGACCTTGAAGCGCTGCTCCTGTGGCAACTGAAAGACGCGGGATTGCCGGAGCCGAAAACGCAGTACCAATTTCACCCGCAACGGCGCTGGAAGGCTGACTTCTGCTATCCCGAATACCGCATCATTGCAGAGGTGAACGGGATGACGCATCAGGCATCACGCGGTCACACAAGTTTTGCTGGGCTGCACAGGGATTACGAGAAGCAGAACGCGGCGCAGTTAATGGGGTACAGATATTTTGAATTTGACCGTGAGATGATCGAGGACGGAACAGCGATCCGTACGATATGCGATGCGGTTGGGAGGTGTGAACAATGACTGATTATTCAAAAATGACTGACGAACAAATCAACGAGGCAATATTCAAGGCGAAGGGGTGGGTAGAACTTCCGCCTCCAGCCGCTCCGCCGTGGCAAAGACCATCGGATGGAGGTGTAGAAAGTTGGCATTCATCATTCCCACCAGACTACATCCATGACTGGCGGTTGTGTGGAGAGTTGTTGGAAGAGATGTATGCGGGAGGAGGCGAACCGTCACTACGCTCTGACGATACATTCGGTTGGCATTGTAGCGCGCAAATACAGAAGGCTAATTCAATGGGCATAGGGGTTTTCGCCACAACCCCCCTCCGTGCTATCTGCGAAGCCTGGATGGAATGGAGTGAGGAGCAATGACCCGTTACAAGCCGAAGTCGTGGTGGCACGAGCAGAGGGACGCGCGCTGGGCACGGATGCACAGAAATGGCATGAGCTACGTGAACATAGCGATGCGGGAACACCACAATCCGGACTACGTGTCGGTGAGGGTGCGCGGGTGGGAGGCGGCAAATGCTATCGACAAGTGAATCAGCGTGTAAACTTACTTATGGCGTTATCGAGACCGCCGTGCGTGATGCGCTGAACGGTGATCGTGACGCGGCGCAGTTCCTTGTTGCGCCGGACGGAGCAGAGTTGTGGATTCGTGCCAATGGTCTTGGAATAACGAATGAGATGCGGGCGGTACTGAGACTGTTGGCAATTGGAGAAAAATGACCGCCATTGAACTTTCTCCGCGCGAGTTGCAGGTAATCACAAGGATCGCCATGGGGTTCACGGAGGATCAGATCGCTCTCGAATTGGGGCTGGCGCGGTCAACGGTTGCGCGGGTGAAGCGGAATATCCGCCGGAAGTGTGAGACGTACTCAATGCCTCATACCGTTTACGTTGTGACAATGGCGGGGCTGATAGAAATGACACAAAAATAGTAATTGCTATTTGACTATTTATAGATTACCTTGATAGCAGGTTTAGACTAATAGGAGGTCTACGTGGATTTTTCGAATGCGATTGTTGCTGGAATACCGTTAGTCCTGGTCGTGATCGGATTGGTCGAATGGCTGAAGCGGTTCGGTGTTCAGGGCGCGGCTTTGAATGTCGCGTCTTTGCTTATCGGCCTCGCGGCTGGTATTGCGTATCAAATATCTATTGCTATGCCCGTTGATTTCTCCGGATGGTTCGCGGCTGGTATTTACGGTCTGGCGCTGGGGCTTGTCGCGTCCGGGCTGTACGATGCTGGCAAGTCGATTGTGTCCGGCGGCGGCGTAGGGTAGGCATCATCTCCTCCTTTCCTGTCCGGCAGTCCGACAACGCGGGACCCCTCCAGGCGGCTATGCCTTTGAACAACAAGCCCTTTGGGACTGCCGGATCGGAGCGGAGTAGCCTATGACATTATCTTGGACTAACATTCAAGTCCGGCTGGGTGATTTACGCGCCTGGTCGGATAATCCGCGTCTATCCACAAAGAAGCAAGCGGAGCGCCTGCTGAAATCATTTGACGAGTTCGGGCAGGTGCAGACCATCGCCGTATCGCCTGACCTTGACGTGTACGATGGCCACCAGCGGCTATCCGCGCTCTTGACCATTCACGGCAAGGATTACGTGGTGGACGCGCGTCAATCCTCACGGGCGCTGACCGACGAGGAACGGCGCAAGTTGGTGATCTACCTCCACTCCGGCGCGGTTGGCAGTTGGGATTGGGACGCGCTCTCTGGCTGGAACGCGCAGGAGGTCATCGGCTGGGGCATGGATGACGCTGTGCTGAAGGATTGGAAGCGTGACGTGACGGCGCTGACGGAGATGATAGGGGCGGAACAGGAATTTCCAGAGTTCAAAGAATATGGTGAGGACATTGCAGATGGTATTCAAGTTTGCAAATGCCCTACCTGTGGACACGAACATGCCGCGCCAAAATGATTATCTTACCATCCTTGAGGATGCCTGGAAACAGCACCTTGAACCGAGAGGCGATAACGCGCCAACGGTGATTAGTTTATTCGCTGGGTGTGGCGGGTCAAGTCTTGGTTATTCAATGGCTGGCTTTCGTGAATTGTTGGCGGTTGAGTGTGATGATAACGCGGTTGATACTTTCAGCCTGAACTTTCCTGATGTGCCAGTTTATCACGGCGATATTGCGAAATTATCGGTTGATGAGTGTTTATCTTTGACCGGATTACAACCTGGTGAATTAGACGTTTTAGATGGTTCGCCGCCTTGTCAGGGATTTTCTACGGCTGGCAAGCGCATGATGGAAGACCCGCGCAATTCGTTATTCCGTGAATATATCCGGCTGTTGCGAGGACTGAAGCCGAAAGTGTTCGTTATGGAGAATGTTAGCGGGATGGTCAAGGGTAAGATGAAACTTATCTTTGTTGAAATCCTAAAGGAACTCAAGGTGAGCGGGTATAAAGTGTCGGCGCGGCTGTTGAATGCAATGTATTTCAACGTGCCGCAATCCAGACAGCGGATGATATTTATTGGTGTTCGTGATGACTTGGGAATAGAGCCGGGCCATCCGAAGGCTGAGAGTAAACCGTTTACCGTGAGGGATGCGCTGAATAATCTACCAAAAGATTTTGACGCGATAGCCCCTGTGGTACGCGTCCGCGTACCACAGATGATGATGGATTGCAAACCGGGCATGTCTCTTGCCGCGAGTATGAGAATTGAAAAATTTTATTCTTGGGTCAGAGCGGCATGGAATGAACCGTGTATGACAATTCAAAAGTCAGTAACATTTGGCGGATTTTCTGTATGGCACCCTGAAGAAAATCGCAGTCTTTCAGGTAGAGAACTTGCGAGAATTGGCAGTTATCCAGATTATATTCGCTTTATCGGAAATTATAAAGACTGGACTAACCGCATCGGCAACTCCGTTCCCCCGCTGTTCATGCGGGCAATAGCAAAGCATATCAGGCAAGAGATACTGTGATTTTAGTGTGATTATGGCAAATACCGCATCCCTCAAGCCATTTAGAAAAGGACACGACCCGCGCCGGAACACGAAAGGGCGACCAAAGACCTTTGACAAACTGCGCTCACTGGCGCAGATGATCGCGGTTGAGGACGGTATCACGACTGACGAGGCTATCCTCTCCAACGTGGAGGTGATACTGCGCGGGATGATGAAGGCTGACCCGAAGCTGTTTTTGGAGATCGCTTACGGCAAAGTGCCAAACCCGATTGAGTTATCAGGGAAGGGTGGCGAGGTAGTAAAGATCAACGTGAATATCAAGGATGATGAAAAGTTATGAGATCAACGTAGACGCGGATGTATTTAATTCCGCCTACGTTCCGCACCTTAATAATTTCACACGAACACAGATAATCTATGGCGGGGCATCTTCCGGTAAGTCGTGGTTTATTGCAGAGCGCGCGGTCATTGACGTTGCGCGGGGTGGTAGGAATTACCTCATTTGTCGGCAAGTAGCGAGGACTATCAAAACCAGCGTGTTTGCACAAGTTGTGAGAATAATCAGGGAGTGGGGGCTGTTAGATATTTTCACAATCAACAAAAGCGATTATGTGATTACTTGCGCTAACGGCTACCAGATGATTTTCGTAGGGCTTGACGATGTAGAGAAAATCAAATCCATCGTTCCGGCAAAAGGCGCGTGGACTGACATCTGGCTCGAAGAGGCAACCGAAACGGACAGGGCATCTGTTAAGCAGTTGGAGAAGCGGCAGAGGGGCGGTGACGAGGACACTAAAAAAAGACTTATCCTCTCGTTCAACCCAATCCTGAAAACACATTGGATTTATGAGGATTATTTCAAGGTGATAGCCTGGACTGACGACCAGACAGAGTACCACGATGACAACCTTTCCATCCTCAAGACGTGGTACATCCACAACCGCTTTCTTACGCCGGATGATGTGCGTGACCTGGAAAACGAGACTGACCCGTATTACTACAGCGTTTACACGCTCGGAAACTGGGGCGTTCTCGGTTCGGTTATTTTCAAGAATTGGCGTGTGGAGGATTTATCAGGAATGCGCGACCAATTCACGAACAGGCGGGTAGGGCTGGACTTCGGTTTTTCGAGTGATCCGGCGGCGGTGGTGCTGACGCACTACGACAGAATGCGAAAAAGGATTTATGTGTTCGATGAAATTTATCAGACCGGATTGACGAATGACGAACTGGCGATTGAGGTATCAAGGCTGACGGGTGACATGGTGACGTGTGATAGCGCTGAGCCTAAGTCTATTCAAGAATTGAATAAATACGGCGTTCACGCGGTAGGGGCAAAGAAGGGCAAGGATTCTGTGACGTTTGGCATTGACTGGCTGAAACAGCAGGAGATCATCATAGACGCGGGCTGTATCAATATGCGGAATGAATTATCACAATACAAGTGGAAAGAGGACGCGGGAGGGAACGCGCTAAAAGTTCCGGTGGATAAAAATAACCACCTGATAGACGCGCTCCGTTATGCGTATGAAAACGACATGGAGGGCTTTAGTCCTCGCAGCGTTGTGGCGTTTGCCGGATAGGAGCAACAAATGGGATTGTTCGATAAAGTCTTAACCCGCATGGGGTACATGAAAGCGCCGCAGGAACTTCCAAAATGGCTGGCGCAGGCGGCTGATATTGAGTCGCTGTCCTACCCGCAATACACCGACAACCGGAATAAAATCTCTTACTTCCAGCGCGTCTCGTGGGTGAATATCGCCGTTGATAAAGTAGCGACGATTGGCAGCGGGGCGAAATGGAACGTGAAGCGGCGCGAAGGGGAAAGCACCGTTGACATCCCGAACCACGAATTTGAGAGATTGATGGACGCTCCGAACCCGACCATGAGCCGGTCTGATTTGATTTACGCTACCCTTGCGTATATGTCAGTGTGCAATACCGCTTATTGGTGGGTGAACTACGGCACGAACCGGCAGCCGGTAGAATTGTGGCTGATACCGACGAGGCAAATATCCCCTATCCCTGATGGGAAACTGTATATCAAGGGGTACGACTACGACCCAGGGGATGGGCAATTGATACGACTTGAACCAGACGAGATTATTGCGTTCAACGGATTCAACCCGGATTCCATGTTTACCGGAATGAGCAACCTTGACCCGCTGCGTACCATCATGGACTCCGATATTGGAATGCAGCAATGGAATAAAAAGTTATTCGTCAGAAGTAACGGGCGCTTGCCTGGAATACTCGCGTTTGCCGACCCTATCCCTGATGATGATTGGTCGATGATCCAGTCGGACGTTGACAAAGCGGCGGCCATGAGAAATTTCATGATGCTCCGCAACGTCAAGGCGGGCGGGGTGCAATGGCTACAGGCCACAGCCTCACAAAAGGACATGGAATTTCTGAACAGCAGGCTCGCCAACAGGGATGAGATTTACAGCGCAATAGCTCCGGGATTGTCCTCGATCCTTTCCGTGAACGCGACAGAGGCGAATGCGCGGATCGGTAAAACCACCTTGATAGACTTCAAGGTATACCCGATGCTGCAGAAGATAGGGAGCGTTCTTACGACGAAATTACTCCCTGTTTATAATGATAACCTGATACTCGAACCTGAAGACATACGGGTTACTGACAAGGTGATGAGGTTGCAGGAAATGGCGGAGTATTCAAAGACACACACGGTTGACGAGGTGAGAGCTGAATACTGGCAGGATGACCCGCTGGGTAACTCAACCGGAATGCTCCTGGTCACTGCCGCGCAATCACCAGCGCTGCCTATGCTATCAGAGCCGGAAGCGCCGGAGGAGCCGTATGAGGTTGGTAATGCCTCGCTTGACGTCACGAGCGAGTTTGACGCGGTAAACGCAAAGGACATGCGACCCGCGTTATTGGAATTGGAGAAGTGGGAACGCAAGAGCAAGAAGGCGGGGCGGGTCGCGGAGTTTACAGCCTATAACATTCCGGCTGATATAGTAAACGCGGTGAAGGGCGGCACGAGTTTTGACCAGGCACGCGAGATGCTGAAAGCGCCGACCAAAGACAATGGCGATATTGACAAGGTAATCAGGATGCTCGAATTGAACCTGAAGGCAATTGGGAATGACTGACCATTACCTGGCGATCATAACCGCTATCAAGTGGCTCGCAAGGCGGGGGATTGATGTATCGCCTTATCTTGACCGAATGTTTGAGATTGTTGGCGAGAAATCACTGCTTAATGATGTGTTCAATCACGATTACAAACAGCGTGGGGTAAATGTCAGAATTGATTTTCTACCAAGTTATGGGCTGAAACAGGTAAAAAATAGGGATGGGCGCGAGCCTAAAGTATTAGAGAAGTTGCGCCTTGAGAGATGGTTGCAGGACATATTCACACGCAGGCTGAAGGAACAACTGCGCGCGCTTGAGGAATCTTACAAGATAGCAAAGCCTAAAAAGTTACCTGTACCAAAAAACGAGCCGTCGTTTATCCTTGAGATTATCTCCGCGTTATTGACGGGCGTATCAGATGGTATAGGGTTATTTTCAGAAACGACATCAATTGGGCTTGATTTTGGGTCTGCGAATGAATACGCCGCTCGCTGGGCGGAGGAGTACACGTATGACCTGATAAAAGGGATTGACGAAACATCCCTTGAGGTTGTGCGGCGTGCGATTGGCGGGTTTACTGACGAGGTTGGTTATACGATTGGTGATGTGATCGATTTGATAGAACCGTATTTTGGGGAGAAACGCGCTTCGATGATTGCCGTCACAGAAACAACGCGGGCGTTTGCGAAGGGGCAGCGATTAGCGGCTGATGAAGTTAGAAAAGAATTTCCTGATGTACAGATAACAAAGACATGGTTTACCAATAACGATGATAGGGTTTGCGATATATGCGGTCCGCTTGACGGGCAGGAAGTACAGATGGACGAGCCGTTTTCAAGCGGTGACATGGAGCCTCCTGCTCATGTAAATTGCCGTTGCTGGATTGAGTACAATACGAGGATGTAATGTCGAATAATGATATATCAGTAGAAATACACGGGCTGAAGGAGTTGGATAAGAGACTTAAAAAACTTGGCATATCGCTGAATAAATACGCTTCACAGGGCATGGTTCAAGCGAGCAAGGATGTATTAAAAACACAGGGTTTGCAGAAATACCCGCCGACAACTGAAGCAAACCAACCTCCAACTCCGTGGTATTTGCGTGGAGTGGGTATGCAGTATAAGAATCACAACGATGGGAGGTCAGAACGTTATGGTACACAATGGCATACCGAGAGGGTGTCTTGGGGTGCGAAGGTGGGTAATAGAGCGAGTTACGCGCCATATTTAGCTGGTGATGAACAGGCACGGGTGATGGGTGTTATCGGCTGGCGTAAATTAAAAGATGTTGTAAAAGAAAGAATGCCAAAGATCAAAAGTACGCTAGATGCCTGGATAAAAAAGGCGATGAAAGACGCGGGGCTGAAATGAACGATGTAATCAAAACATTCGAGGAATTGACAGCGCGGGATATCGCGCTTTACTGCTGGGTAGAGTTACAGCACGAGGGAAAGCCGCGATTCGTGAGAGGGCGCAAGCGCACAATGGACGAGGGGATTATCCTGTGCAACGGCGATATAAAGCGGTATCTCAACTACGTCAACGATTATGAAAAAATGACACAAAAATAGTAATTGATTTATGGAGGTTATGCCCTTACGATAATAACAACTGAATAAGCACGGGAACGTCAGAGGCTATTAATTTAGCGGCGTTCTGTGAGAGTGAGCGAGTCCTGAATTGTCAGGGCTGGTTATTCGCACAGAGCGCCGTATTTATTCAGGGAGTGATTATGGACAAAATGAAAATTGGAGCGCGTAACAGCGCAAAAGACAAAGAACGGATCGCAACGATCAAGGAGGCGGCTAATTCAATCATCGCAACGGCGGAAGAGTTACAGCCGGAGGAGGAGCAGGGGAATCCCGTAAAGGGCAACCTGTTCGTCAAATTGCCTGAATTTCATGTTATCGGTGAAACGCTGGTCAAGGCGGCGGGTGATATGGAGTTGGATGTTTTGCTTGTCCCGTTTGGTGGGCCGGATAACGGGCGTGACACGGACGGGCAATTCTTCAGTCCTGATACACAGACACAGCACGAAATTTACAAAACAATTCCTGCTTACTACTATCACGGGTTCACGTCTGACGGTAAGCCTCAGGGCGAACCGGAGGTGATCGGAATGATGCACTACGATCACACAGACGCGAAGGGGCATTGGTACAGGGCAATTCTTGACAAGGGGAATGAATACGCAAAGCGAATATGGGAGGCAGCGAAGAACGGACTGGCGCGGGCAAGCTCCGGGACGATAGGACACATCGCACGGGCGGCTCGTGACGGATTTATCAGGTTATGGCCAGTCGTAGAAGGATCGCTGATAGACGAAGGGGATAACCGGCATCCGGCGAATGCCTATGCCGTTGCTTTACCAGTTTTGAAAGCACGACAACCTGATTTAGTTATTCCTGGCGAGGACGAGCCAACAGAGGCGGGTGATACCGCGTTGACTGACAACGCCACTATTGAAACAAAATCACACAAGGAGATCGAAATGGAAAAAGACGAAGTATTAAAAATGGTGGCTGACGAACTCGCAAAATCCGAAGCTACTAAAGCCGAAGCAGCCAAGAAAGCGGCTGAAATTCAGGCTGAAATTGACAAGGCGGTGAAGGCGAAGGAAGAGGAGATGGAAAAGAAGTTTGCCGAATCCAATCGCTTGCCGTCAGACCGCGCCCCGTATGCCAAGAAATTCGGGGACACAGACAAGTTTGACAATCTGGACGCGGCTGATACCGCTACCCTCGTCGGTGTGCTGAAAGCAGCCGGTCACGTTCCAAGTGAGGGCGCTCTCAAAGCGCTGTCCCTGAAACTGGAAGAGGACAAAACCGAAGTCGGTAC